CAAAGTCTTTGATATGTCAACTGATAAGGAATTTGGTGTTTTTGAGGTTATATGGGATTGACAAAATTGTTAAACAGGGCACCGGGATGAGACAGCACCCTGTTTGCGTCTCAGGCTGTCTCGGTTTCTGTCTCAGGGGGTAAAGGGGCTTATTATTAATAATATTATAATATTATATTATATATATATATATAGTGTGACAGTGAGACGCTATTTTTTACATGACTCGAAGATTATCAGAATCTTAATTTTGTAATGCTCCAGATATCTGGAGCATTAAGAAAATCTAATTTATATTATGTTGTTTATTTTTTTGCGTCTCACTGGCTCAAAACAGGCTTTTTTATGTGAAATCAAAAAGTTAATGCGTGACAGCAGTGAGACGGTGAGACGGGGCTGTCTCAGGGTAAATTAGTTGTGAGTAGTGAGTGGTGAGTAGTGAGTAAAAAAAAACGGTTTTCAACTCACAGCTCACAACTGACAACTCAATACTGTCTTAAACGGGGGTGGATGATGGGTGTTAAAAGATTGTTGAATAAATATTACAGGCCAGGGGTTTGTCCGGAGGCGGCTTGTCCGGAGGATGGCGGAAGACAGAGGACGGAGGACAGAGGACAGAGGACTGAGGACGGAAAACAGAAGACGGAAGGCAGAGGGCGGATGACCGAGGGTGGCGGGCCGCAGCTGCCGGAGGATGGAGGGCAAAAGAGTGGATCTATGCGCGGCTGGGGCCGGCGGGAGTGGGTTGTGGGTGCTGGCGGCCAAGGCGGCTCTGGTGCTGCAGCAGATAGTGGAAAGCTCTATGGCCTTGATGAAGTTGAGATTGTCGTTGACTCCAGTGCCAGGGTGTCTGTTGAGCTGTTGCCGTCTGCGTGGAGGCATAAAATTTTTCAGGAGTTTACCTATATCAATCCTGCCTGGAAAAAGGCCAGGCAGTATAGCACCTCTTTGCAGCCGCCTGAAAAATATCTGTATGCCTATTACACCGATAAAAATGACATGCTTTGCGTGCCCCGGGCCAGTCTCAGGTGGATGATTGATTTTTTCCAGGCAAGAAAAGTTGGAGTTCACCTGGTGGACAACACGGTAAGTGTTCCCATGGAGGTGCCGGCTACTTTTACCGGGGAGATGGTTCCTGATGTAAAGCGGGTCCTTGGGGCTTTATGGGAAAAACGGTTTAATATTTTCGGGGGCAGGGGGGAGATTGCAATGGTTGCAGCTGCAGCCCTTATTACCGGACGCGGTGAGAAAACCCTGATTGTGGTAAAGCAAAAGCGGCAGATGTATCAGTGGATGGATGTTTTAAGCAATGTGACTGATCTTTCGGTTAAGGCAGAAGATATAGGGCTGATAGGAGACCGGCACGAGGATCTTGATTCCAGGGTTATTGTGGGCATTGATAAAAGCCTTTACAGGTGTTTGAGAAAGCTGTCTTTCGGCCACCTGGTAATTGACAGATGCGATGTGGTTAACACTAAGATTTTCTATCAGATATGCTGGCGGTTTGCCACCAGGTATATAACCGGCATTGCCGGATATGATAAGCGGGAAGACGGGCTTGCCCCTTTGATGGCAGCCTTTTGCGGCCCCATCCGGGCGAGGCTTGCAGATGATTTTTCATCTTCAGGCAAAAAACCCGTACTTGAGGTTTATGAGGCGCCGGGCCTGGTTGACGGCCAGGAGTATGCAGAGGTGTTAGATAGCTTGTGTGATTCTTTTACCAGAAACAGAAGGATTGCAGAAGATGTGCTGGCAGCAGCTGCTGCCGGGCAGAGGGTGGTTGTGGTCTCTGCCAGGACCGGGCATATAGAGCAGATAGCCGGGCTTTTAGACGAGCAGCTAAGGCCAAGTGTGACTATAACCGGCAAGACAAAGGATGTTGCCAGAAAAACAGCCATAGAAAGGTTTTCCGGCACAGGCCATGCCGACCCGGTGTCTGTTTTGATGACAACAACTAAAACCGTTGTGGACCTTGAGGTGGAAAATGTTGATGCAGTTTTTGTGGTGGCCCCTTTTAAATACAGGGACACGGCAACAAATATTGTCTGCAGGATAAGGCCGGGCGGAAGGCTTGTGGAATACGAGGATGCACACCCGTTTTTAAAATCGTCTTTTAATAAAAGGCTTGAGGCTTATAAGGATCTGGGGGTGGTCCCGGCGGTCTGAAAAAAAATGTGTCAAGGGTTTTTTGTGTTGCTGTGATGCCAATTTGTTTAAAAACCTGCCTAAATATGCCCGCCGCCTGTCTGTTTTCTTTTTGACCTAAAAACCAATGGTATGCTGACCCCATGGCAATAGCAGGAATTTTTTTCTTGTGCCATGGGGTTTTTTCGTTTCTGTGGTCCTCCTTTTCGTTGCTTGGCCGGGGGCGGGCAAGCGGTGCCCGCCCCCGGCGGCAATCATAAACGCAGCCAGAAAAAAAGTTTAAGGCATGCCAAAGACCTGCAAAATTGAGCAACTGGGGTTGTCAGATACGGTCCAGCAGCTTATGGCCGATGGGGTGACCACCAGGGCTGAAATGACAGCCCGGCTCCAGGAGGATCACAATGCTGATGTTTCTGAGGCAACTGTGGGCAGGTACATGGCAAAAATACGCCAGTCCGCAGGAACCGAGGCGTTTGCCAAAATCCAGGACCATGTAAACCGTGTGGTGCCTGAAGACCTGGCAGCATTAGAGGAAATGGAAAAACAGGCCCTGGACTGGTCCAGGCAGGCGGGTGCCACCAGTGCTGAGCGTGCTGCAGCGGCCGCAGAAAACATTGCAGGCGAGCTGATGCAGTGGCGGGAAGCAATTATTTCTGCGCGCCAGGATGAGGCTGCTGACAAGGTTGTTCGCTGGATTATTAAGCGGGCTGCTTTTCTGCTTGCAGAAGATGACCGGCGCCAGGAGCAAAGGATTGCTGCCATGCGCATGGTTCATAAAATTATTGAAACCAAGCTGGCAAAAGCCGGTCTCCTTGATGATGACCAGAAGGGCAGAATTGTTTTTCTAACCCGCAAGGCCACTGGCCAGGATGAAGACGGCGCCCCGGGCCAGGCAGACGGCCGCCGGGTGCTTCGTCTTATCGGGAGGTCTGATGACAGCGACGGCTCCTGAGATTGCAAAAAATGATTTTGTGTTTGATTTCTCCCCTACACAAGAGGCGTTTGTTTTCTCTGATGCCCATGTGTGCATGCTTATAGGCCCCATGGGCGAGGGCAAAACCTATGCCGGTGTGGGCGGCCTTATTGCCCATGCCCAGAGGTGCGGCCGGGATATCCGTGCTGCCCTTATCCGCGATACCCACCAGAATATCAAGATTTCAACTGCTCCTGATATCAAGGAGATTTTAAGAAACCTTGTAACCCTCCATGATGATTATAAAAAAATGGTCATACATTCCTCTCCCAAGGTGGAGGTGGACTTATTTGGCATTGATGACCCCGCATCCTTATCAAAATTGCAGGGGCCTCAGTATGCCCTGATCTGGCTTGAGGAACCTGCTCCTATTATAGAAAAGGCCAACGCCGGTCTTCCACGGGCAGTGTTTGATATGTCCATTGCCCGGGCCGCAAGGCAGGCCGGCACAATTTTGCGCGTTCAGGTGACCCAGAACCCGGCAGATGAGGACCACTGGACAGAAGAGGTTGCCCATGGCCCTGATGTGCTGGCAAAAGATCCTGACACGGGCGCTGAGATTATAAAAAAGCTGTTCAGGATCCCCCGGGGTGAGAACAAGAAATTAAACAAGCTGGCCCGGGCTGCAAATATTGCAGCCTTTAAGCACGATCCCGGCAAGTATGCAAGATATGTGGAAGGCCGGGCAGCTTCCGTATCAAAGGGCCAGGCTGTTGTGCGCACCTATAATCCTGAAACCCACTTCTGTGATGACACCGAGCTTGACGTGGTCCCGGGCGGTCTTGGAGTGCGCGGCTGGGATGCTTTTCATTCCCCTGCCTGTATTATCGGCCAATACATTCCCCCGGGCCGGCTGATTATCCATGACGTGTGCGTGGACACCAACGTGGGTGTGCGCGAGCTGACAGAGATGAAGGTAAAGCCCCTTTTAAAAACGCCCAAGTATGCAGATAAAATTCATGAATGGCGCGATATAGGCGACCCCTCGGCCAGGACTCCTGATCAGTCCACTACTGCCACCAGTGCTGCCAGGGTTATTGAGCAGCTTTTAGGCACCAGGTTTGAGCCCGGCCCCACCAGGTGGCAGCCAAGAATTGACCCGGTTACAACTGCATTTACAAGGCTTGCCACTGACGGCAGGCCATTGATTATATTGTCTAAAAGCGCCTATCTGCTCCACCGAGCCCTAAACGGAGGCTGGCATTGGAAGGTGGATAACAACGGCCATGTTATCGGAAACACCCCGGTAAAAGACCAGTTTTCACACCCCGGGGATGCTTTTTTATATATGGCCTCTACGATTTTCCCCTTTGAGCAGATCGGCGGCATTAACAGGGGCGCAAGAAAAATAAGCCAGAGGGAGCGCATGGCAAGGGCTCTTTCTTATTCAAGCAGCCGGGGCGGCCGCATGGCTGCCGGGATGTAGGTTAAAGAGGTGAGAATTTGGCGTTTTATGATCGTTACTGGGAGATGCAAAAGGGCGGGCCTTACGAAGAGGGCACAAAGATTTTCAAATGCAAGGATTGCGGGGCAGAAACGATCCACCCGCAGGGGTGGGACGGTGAGCCTGATGTGTCGGGGTGCATGGCCGGCTGTCCGGCCCGTTATTCAGACTGGAAGGCTGGCGGGGTGTCAAGGCAATACCGGGAAAACTTTGACCGGATATTTCCTTTTTCACCCGGGGCTGGGCTATAAGCCAACGGGGGTGGCATTGGAATGGATTGCAGAGGGCATCGTTGCTTTGGGGGTTGTTGTGGCGGGCTATTTTATTAAGGCGCATGAAAACAGGATTTCTGCTGCAGAAAAAACCGAAAGGCAGCATGCGGAGAAAATAGCAAGCATCCAGGCCGAGCAGTCAGAGTGCCAGAAAAACATAGCCCAGAGGCTTACCCGGGGGGACCACAATTTTTCCAGGTTTGACCAGCAGCTCTCAAAGCTTAAAACCACGGTGGGCTCTTTTTCAACCACTGTGGGGCGCCTGGAGGCATTGCACGAGTCCATGAACCAGCAGGTTTCCAGGATGGATGACCGGATTTACGAGCACCAAAAGGGCCGCAGGTCCTATGATAGCCAGGGAGGCAAATCTTAGAAATGGCTGAAATCGGCATTGAAAACCAGGCGTTTGACGAGCTGCGCGACAGTTACGCGCGCATAAGACAGGCCAGGGCCGCAGGCATGGACCCAAAAGAGTTAGACGAGCGCCAGGAGGCAGCCGGGGCTTATAGTGCGGAAAATGAAAAGCATTTTGTGGATTTCCTCCAGGATTGTGTGGACACTTCCTATGCTTCCAACCAGGAAATACGGGAGGTGCAAAACGATTGCTGGCGAACGTTTAAGGAAAAAGAGCCTGAGTCCTACCGCTTTAAAGAAGAGTGGCAGAGCCGGGTTAAAATCCCCAAGCCGTTTGCCTCTGTGATGTACGGTGCGGCTGCGGTGCAAAAGGCGTTTTCCCCGGAATATCTCACCATTGAAAATGAGTCTGACAAGCTGTCTGAGGCCTTCTGGCAAAAGACTTTAGAGCGGCAGTTAGACAAGCGGCATGCCAATTTTATTACAAAATTTACAGACGCCACTGTCATGGCCCTGGCTGTGGGCCAGTCCATGGAAGTTATCCCTAAATACTCTTCTGCATCAGGGCTGTCACTGGAGCTGGTGGAGCCCTGGAAGATTTACCGGGACCCGGACGCCCCGCCCAGAAATCCCCAGGGGGGGCTTTACTGGATCCACCAGGAATGGCTTGACTACCATGTTTTGCAAAGGGGTGAGGCTGCGGGCAAATATGAAAACGTTGCCCGGATAAAAGACGTTGCCAGGGAAGACCCTGAAAACCCGTTTATGACCAAAGAGGCCCTGGCCCACAGGCGGGGCCAGATATGGCACAGATCAAAATTCCGGCGCATGTTTTTAACCTCTGAGTTCTGGGGCACAATTTTATCCCCATCAGGAGAGGTGCTTTTAGACGGCACCTATTCTGTTGCAGCCGGAAGAATGATTGAAACACCCAAGCAAAAGCCGTATTCGCGTCTGCGCTGGCCCGGGATTTCTTTTTCTGCCATGCCAGATGTTTTATCCCACGGCGGCCGGGGGCTTTTAGAGGGTGTGATAAGCCTGTGGGAGTCTATGAGCAACCTTTTATGCCTGCATGAAGACGGGTTGAAATTCATTGTAAACCCGCCGACTGAGATCAATGTGCACGGGTTAATTGACCCGGAAGATATTGACGACTGGCCGGGCAAAAAGTATCTGACCCGGGACACGGTATCAGGCCAGCAGGTGGTAAGAACTGTGGAGCGCCATGATTCCACCAATTCTATTTTAGCCAACCTGCAGTATCACGACCAGAATTTTCAGCGGGGCTCTTTTGTAACAGATGCTGTCCAGGGCCTTCCGGGCTGGCGGAAGGAGATAACAGCCAGGGAAGCCGCCCAGAACTTAGACCAGGCCATGGGAGTTTTCGGCCTGATGGGGGCCAATCTGGAAGACGGGGCTGTTAAGATTTTAGATGCCATTGTGGACGTGCTCCAAAATTTTGCCCAGCCGGCAGAACTGCTTTTACAGGTGCCCGAAGATATTGCCCTGGCGGTTAACCATATGGGCGGAAAACTGCCGTCTTTGACCGGCAGTTTTTCCATA